CCTGGCCGAGGTCGGGATCCAGGTCTCGAGGACGATCCAGATCGACAGGTTCGGGGACACCATCCGGATCGAGCTCTCGCTCAAGGACAAAACATGACCGGACGGCGCTTCCAGACGTCGATCGTAGACGACCCAATCGACCCAGATCTCGGCGTCCGCTGGTCGAAGATCTTCGGCTGGCAACGCGAGTACAACAGGCTCCATGAGGTCTTAGAGTCCCGCCTGGGAAAGGAGTCCAACATGAAAAAGATCTCGATGTTCCGCGTCTACGCCGTCTACGGCGAGAGCCCGGAGCGCCCGCTCATCTTTCGGCCCAAGGACGAGTTCGCCTTCGGCGCCGACGAGGACGAGGCCGTCCTCCGCTCCGGGATCTACATCGTCATCGCCGCGGCCCGAAAAGAGCCGACGACCGAGCCCCTCGACCCGCGCTACGTCACGATCGTCGTCGAGCGCATCGGCGACATCAAGATCCCGTGAATCCCATGAGGTCCGAACGCGGGCGCGCCTACTCCATCTTCGTCGCGCCCGAGGGCCGGCGGAGGGCCTTCCGGCCGGCCCCCTCTTTCTCTCTCCCGCAAAAAGGGCTTGACAAACAAAAAGCGGGAGAGTATTTCTTTTAGCGGCAGAGGCTCAGGAGACCCACATGCCTTGGGACGTCATCAGGCGCGGAACGAAGTGGGTCGTCGTTGACAAGAACGGCCGCGTCTACGGTCATCACCCCTCGAAGAAGAAGGCGCGCGCCCAGCAGGCCGCGCTCTACGCTTCCGAGGGCCGGAAACACGGAAGGTAGGTCCGGAATGAGCGAGATCCAAATGACCATGCAGCAATTCCTCGCCGAGATCCAGCCGCGAACGAAGTTCACGCTGGACATGGTCGAGGCAAACTGCAGAAAGGCCATGGAGTCAGAAGACGACTGGAAGATCCTCATCGGTCTCCAGGCCGACCTCTACACCGTCTCGCTCGCGTCGATCAAGGAATATTTCGAGGCCAAGATCCCAAAGCCGCCGCAGCCGGAGCCTCCGGCCAAGCCGCTGCTCGATGAGTTCATGGCCCCAGCCGAAGAAAAAGTTCTCCGTGAGAGGATCAAGGGTGGGGCGGACAGCGGCGGGAAACGCGAAAAGGGACGCTAAGTTCATCAAGCTCTGGTCGGACGCGGGGTTCGACCCGGCCCTGAAGGTCGAGTGCGCCCGCACCGCCGGATTCTCGCCGTCATCGGCAAAAACCTCGACCGGGAAGATCGTCAACTCGATCATCCAGAACTCGAAGATGCGCCGCGAGCTCAAGCGGGCCGGCGTCGACATGAGACGGCTGGCCCTGAAGATCTCCGAGCTCATGGACGCCCCGCACCCGCTGGTCAAGCCCTACAAGGACGCCGAGGGCAATCTCCATTTCATGCCAGACAACCTGGCCCAGCTCAAGGCGACCGAAATGGCCGCCAAGATCCATGACGTTTTCGCGCCGCTCCGGATCCAGGAGGACAAGACCGAGACGAAGCAGATCGTCCTCACGGCCGAGGTCGTTCACCGTCTCGAAAGATTCAACGAGCAGCGCAAACTGATCGAGACAGGCGAGACATTCGATGTCGTCCCGATACGAGATCAGCAAGGCTAATCTCTCAGACCGCAACTGGTGGCGGCTGAACGGGCTCCGCTCCCTCGCCTGGTTCAATGCCAACGTCATGCCCTTCGGCTGGGACGACAAGTTCCAGGACTTCGGCTACATGCACCAGAAGATCTGCGATCACCTCGATCCCTCGATAAATCCGAATCCGCAGATCTACCTCTCGGCCTTCCGCGGCTCCCACAAGACGACCCAGCTCTTCGGATTCATCTGCTGGTTCTTCATCCGGAACCTCGTCCAGCACAGGTCGAATTCGCTGGTCTACAACACGGCGACCAAAGAGAACACCTTCAACATGCAGGCCGACGTCAAACACGCCCTGCTCAACAACGAGGTCATCCATTGGGCCTACCCGGAGGTGCCGGCCGCCGAGAACGCCTTCGACGACATGACCAAGCCGCGAATCCAGCACCGCCATGTCCGCCTGGACTTCACCTCGCTCGAGACGACGCTGGTCTCGCGCCATTACCCGGTCTGGATCAACGACGACCTGGAGAACGACGAGAACTGCAAGACGGAATACATGCGCGAGGCCCTCAAGGCCAAGTGGAAATACCAGAAGGCCATTCTGACGAAGATCCGCAGCCGGGGCGTCGGCCTCGAGATCGAGGTCGGAACGCCATACAGCATCAACGGCCTGACCTGGATGATCCGGAACCTTCCTCGATACTCGAAACTCGAGATCCCCTGCTACATCGACGGCGACAAGGCCAAGGGCGTCACGTTCCCCGAGCTCTACACGGTCGAGGACTTCGAAGCCAAGCTCGAAGAAATGGGCACAACCATCTTCTCCGCGCAATATCTCCTCAAGCCCCTGAGCGAAGAGGACGCCCTCTGCCCCGAGGCCTGGATCCGCCGCTGGAAGGCCCTCCCGGAGCTCCGCTGGCGCTCGATGGTCATCGACCCGGCGCTTTCGGCGTCATCTTCGGCCGACGCCACCGGCATCACCATCGTCGACACCGACGAGAACGGGATCATCTACGTCGTCTTCGCCGACGAGTTCTTCCTCACGCCCGAACGGCTCATCGAGACGATCGTCAGCCTCAAGCACCAATACGACCCGGACGACATCCGGATCGAGAAAGAGAAATACTCGATCACGATCGCCGACACCTGGCAGCACCGCTACCCGGACCTGAATATCTCATTCGTCGAGCACAAGGGCCGCGCCAAGGGCTCGAAGACCAACCGCGACATCCTCAACACCCGGATCTGGCGCCTCAAGCAATGGTTCGAGACCCGCCGGATCCTGCTGCCTCCGGCCGGAGAGTCGCAGGCCTTCGAGAAGCAGCTCCTCGAGTATCCCGACAGCCGGCGCGACGACATGCTCGACAGCCTGGCCTATCACCTCGATATCCGGACCGTCCCGCGGCGGAGAGGCAAGATGATCCTGCCTTCAGGCCGCGAGTTCGATCCCAGCGTCGAGGAGACCTTCGACCGGGAGTTCGACAGGTTCATGGACCGGAAACGGATCGCCGCCGAAGAGAGGTTGCAGGATGCGTCTTTTTAAAGCCCTGGTCGAGAGGAACGAGCTGGAGCGCAAGTGGCTGCCCATGATCCACGCCGAGCTCCAAAAGCTCAACGCCGCGATCGCCCAGCAGACCCATGAGCAATCCGCGTCGGGCCATACGGTCCACTCGGAGCTCAGAGAACTGGCCGCCAACACGAACGAGTTCATCGAGGTCATCCGCGGCTTCTTTGCCATCGAGCGCGAGCGGCGCGACGCCGACATGAAGCGGAAGATCGCCGAGAACGAAGAGCTCAAGCCCGCCAAGCACGACAATATCTTCTGAGGCGATAGATGGAACAGTATAAAGACCCGCTGATCCTGCCTCCCGAGGACGAACGGCTGCACCTGGACTTCGTCCAGAAGCAGATCCTCCAGCATCCCGTCGTCAAGGTCCACCACGGCAAGTGGCGCGAGCTCATCGACTGGGAATCGAACGGGAACCAGTTCTCGATCTGGGACGAAGAGGCCGGGGCGCTCATGCCTGTCCAGCTCAAGCGCCGGAAGAAGAGAGTCGTCATCAACCTCATGAAGCCTCTGGCCGAGACGATCGAGGGCAAGCTCAACATGCAGGTCCAGTATGAGGGCGTCCCGAATTCGTCCGAGCTCAAGGACATCAACGGCGCCCAGGTGGCGACGAAATTCCTGGCCCACAACGACTACGTCAACGACAACGAGGCCCTCAACGAGGACCTCAAATACGACCTGGTCAGGACCGGGAACGCTTTCAAGAAATGGACCTGGGACACCTCGCGGACCGGCTACGTCAAGGGCCAGCAGGGCCGGCCGAAAGAGGCCGAGGGCGAGCTCGTCGGAGCGGTCCCGTCGGTCTTCAACATCCGTATCGACCCGGTCGCGAAATGCATGGAGGACGCGCGCTGGCTCATCGAGATCGGCGAGGTCACGGAGGAGTCGGTCTGCGAAGCCTTCGGCATCGAGCCGGAGGACATCAAGGCCGCCCTCGAGGTCTCGGGCAAGATCGGCCAATCCGCGAACGAGCTCAAATACAAGGGCATGAACGAGAAGGAGAACGAGAAGGACCGCTCCGAGAAGACCTACATCATGGCCTGGTATTGGGAGCGGAAATCGACCCATTTCCCCGAAGGCCGCCACATCATTTCGATCGAAGGCATGGTCCTCTGGGCCAAGAAGAACCCCGCCCTCGGCAAGATCCCCTACTTCCACTACGGCTACAAGCGCAGCGGCAACTCTATCTGGCACACCGGCCCGCTCCACCACATCCAGGACATCCAGCGCGATTTCAACCGCATGGTCTCGATCATCAGCGAGCATATCGAAGGCTGGCGGGCCAAGGTCCTTGTCGACAAGAACCAGGGCCTCAAGCAAGGCGCCTTCACCACCGACTCCTTCGAGATCCTGGAGATCGACATGTCCAAGGGCGAGCCGCGGCCGATGCAGTCGGTCCCGCTCTCCCGAGAGGTCCTGGAGCACCGGGATTTCCTCATCACCGCGAAGGACATGGTCTCCAACGTCCATGAGGTCTCCTACTCCCAGCTCCCGCAATACGCGACCCGGGCGCCGGCTTCGCTCTACGCCCAGATGGTCGAACAGGAAAACCTCAAGATCGACCCGATGGTCCGCCGGTTCAACCGGACGATCAAGAAAGAGGCGACCTTCCGGCTCGAAATGATGTCCAAGTATTACGACGAGCCGCGCATGGTCAAGATCATCGGCGTCAACGAGCGCTCCTCGGTCGACTACTTCCGCGGCTCGCAGATGGAGGGCAACTACGACGTCAAGCTTCTGCTCGGCGTCTCCATCCACCAGTCGAAGACGATCCAGCAGCGGATGATCCTCGACCTCAAGCAGGCCGGCGCCCCGATCGAGTGGTCGACGATCTTCAAGCTTCTCTGGGAAGGCGACATCTCCGAGAAGATCCGCGGCGACATCGCCGACGAACGCCGGGCCTCCCGCGAGAATCAGGCCTTCCTCGAAGGGACATGGCAGAAGAAGTTCAAGGACGGCGGCGTCCAGATCATGTTCACCGACAATCACGCGCTCCACCTCGATTCCCATACCAAGCTGACCAAGAGCGAAGAGGCCCAGCGATGGGACGAGGATACCTGGGCCGGCATGAACCAGCACATCTTCGAGCATTTCGCGATGATTAAATTCATGATGCAGCGTTCCGCCGCGAACGCCTCGGCCGGCGCCGGGGCCGCGGTCGCGACGGGCGCAGCGCCTCCGCCCGAAGGCGGGGAAGCTACGGGCTCACCGGCTCCGGCCGATCAGACCCAGGCCGTCGAAGACAGCCTGCCATTCTAACGAAGGAGTGATAAGAACATGACCGAGAAGGACCAAGCCGCCAAGGCCGAGGCCGAGGGGCAGTCTGAGGAGAAAGAGACGCTCGACAGCCTCTACGACAAGGGCTGGGAACAAGTCGAGCTGCTCACGCAAAACGAACGCGCCGCCGCGGCCAAGCCCGAAGAGGAAGCCGGCGGAGAGAAGAAGACGGGGGAAGAGGCGCCGCCGCCGACCAAGCCCTTCAAGGTCCTCAAGGTCCAGGGCAAGGAGATCCCCGTCATGACGGAGGCGGAATACGAGACCCTCGCGATGAAGGGCCTGGACTACACGAAAAAGACACAGTCGCTCGCTGACGACAGGCGGGCGGCCGAGTCCGAGTTCAAGTCCAAGGAAGGAGAGCTCGGCGCCCAGATCGCAAAGGCGAACGAGCTCCTCGACCGGATGATCGCGAGCGGGATCATCCCCGCCAACGTCGGCAAGGCGACCAAGAAGGCCGCGGCCGAGGCCGGAGAGGAAGCGGCAGAAGGAGAGGGCACCCCGACCGACGAAGACGCCGCCGTCTTCAAGAGATTCGGCCTGGACCCGCAGAACGCCTATCCGCATGAAAAGGCGATGGTCCGCAGTCTCTCCGAACTCGAATCGGAGATCCAGCAGATCAGACTGGAACGCGCCCAGGCGAAAGTCGACCAGGCGATCGCCGAGGAGCGCGAGAATTTCCCCTACGAGGACGTCAAGAACGACCAAGGCGAAGACCTTACGCAGCAGCAGATCACGGCCATGGTCATGCGCCGGAAACAGGCTTCGGGACTCTCCAAACCCACCGTCGACCAAGTCATCGGCTGGGCCAGGGAGGCTGTTCGGGAGCTTCACGACATCCAGAGAAAGGGCGCGGCGTCGGACATCAACGACGACACGGACCCTCTGGAGTTCGCGAAACGCTATCCGAAGCTCGCCAAGGCGCTGCGCGGCAACGGATCCGAAGGCGAAGGTCAGGCGACGAAACGGGCGGATGTCCCGCCGGCGGTCAAGCCCTCTCCGAGGGCCTCCGACCTGACGAGGAAAAAGGCCGTTTCGCCATCCGGCAAGTCGATGGAGGACTACCTCGAGGCCGGGTTCGCAGACCCGGACATCATCAAAGCACTCAATCCACAATAATCCGGAGGATTTCTCATGTCAGTCGCTCAACTCTCAACGACCGGGCTGAACAAGCTCTTCCTCGAGTATATCAAGCCCGGGCTCGAGATCGCTCTCTACGAGAACACCTCCGTCTACGACCGCTTCAAGACCAACACCGAGGACGTCAAGGGCAAATACGGCATCACCAAGGTTCTCACCGCCACGCCGAAGTCCTTCCGGGCGTCCTCGAGCCCGACCTTCCCCACGGCCGATCAGGGCCACTACCAGGAGTTCATCTACTACATGAAGCGCGGCGCCTACGGCACGCTTCAGTTCGATGGCCTGGCCATGGCCTGCGGCAAGGGGGCGGGCGCGGTCAAGGAGCTCGTCAAGGCGGAGGTCGACGCTCTGATGCTCTACATCCCCTCGAAGCTCAACAAGCAGTTCTGGGGCGATGGCTCAGGGCGCCTGGCCATCACCTCGGCAGCCGTCGCCGGCTCGAAGACCATGTATGTCGACGGCGACACGGCCAACTGGGGCCGGTTCGGCATCGACTCCAACGAATACACGAACCCCTCCCAGTATCTTTTCGAAGGCATGTCCATCGACGTCTACGCCTCGGGCGTCCTCGAAGCCTCCGACGTCAAGATCGACTCGATCAGCGTCGGCGGGGCCGGGACGGACACGATCACCTTGGCCGACGCCATCACCTGTTCGGCCAACGCCTTCCTCTTCGACCACGACACCTACGCCGCCACCGAGGCGGCCGGAACCGGCGTCCCGATGGGTCTCTACGGGATCTGCGAAAGCGCCAATCCCTACATCGGCACGACCGCCAGTTCCGCCTTCCAGGGCGTCAACCGGTCGACCTACGCCTGGGCCACCGCCCAGATGTTCAACATGGGCAGCGCCATCGGCAGCCTGGCCGTCATCACCGACAAGCAGATGCTCAAGGTGATCCAGAAGGTCGAGCGCTACGGAGCCGTCGAGGTCGCCATGACCAACGACTCGATCTGGCGCGCCCTCTTCGAGATCCTCAAGGCCGACAAGACCATGCCCAACGACCCCGGCTACTGGGGCGGCCTGACGGGCATCAAGTTCTATGCCGGCAAGTCGAAGGCCGTCCCTGTCGTCTACGACGAGGACTGCCCCGACGGGCGGATGTATTTCTGGGGGCGCGACGCCGTCCAGATCACCGCGCCCGACCGGATGGGCCTGGACTGGCTTCCCGGCGACAACGGGAACATCCTCTCCAGGGTCCAGGGCAAGGACGAATACGCCGCGAACATGCGGTGGTATTACAACATGACGGCGAAGAAGCCGCGCAACATCGGCGTCCTTCGCTACATCAAGCACGCCTCGAGCTGACGGAGGAGTCACCATGCACCAAGCCGCCGACAGCATCTTCAACAAGGTCAAGCTCGGATCCCACATCGGCAAGGTCTACCTCTCGGAGACCGACGCCGAGGTCATCCCGACCGAGGGATACGAGACCATCAACGTCACCCAGGCCGGGGCCGCGGAAACGCGCGGACTGGCCAACGGCGCCGAGGGCCAGCGCCTCCTCATCATCTGCACCGCGTTCGCCGCGAACGTCGTCATCACCCCGAGCGCCATCGTCGGGTCGACCATCACGTTCGACGCGGACGAAGAGTACTGGGAGGGCGTCTTCCTCGCCGGCGAGTGGCACACCATCCGCACCAACGCGACGGTCGCCTAGTCCAAGGGCGAAAAGAATGGACAACCGGGGCCGGCCGGTCCTCCTAGCGCCGGTCGGCCCCTTTTTCTCTCCAAGCGCTTAGGAGGCGCGAAAAATGCCGATTCTCAAAGGCAACAGAGACCAGGGCGGCTACGTCCGCATCACGCAGTATCCCTACTTCCTGCGCGAGGGCTGCACCGCCAAGAACGACGACCAGATCATGAAGATGACGCTCTTCCCCGGGAGCGGCATCGAGATCGTCCAGGGCGTCCTCGACGTCGAGATCGACCGGACCTCGGGCTACCCGTTCACCTCGGCCCTCTGGGGCGGGGCGGAGGACATCGCCGTCCGCTGCTCGGCCTACAACCGGGCCGCGAACGGGGCCTATGGCGGCATCAAGGCGATGAGGATCTATGCGAGGCAATACGCGGGCGGCCAGCTCGCCAACATGTATGGCCTCGAGTGCTCCTGGGACGACCGCGGCTCAGGCGGGAGCGCCTCGATCTCGAGCGCCGCCTATGCCGCGCTCTTCTCGACCAGGCCGAACGGCGTCGTCAGCGCTTCGGCCGAGATCCACACCGTTGTCATCGAAGACACCGGCCAGGGGCTCGTCAGCCCGACGGCGGGCACGAACAACTCGCTCCTGCACTTCCGGACGGCCGGAGGCGCAGCCCGGGCGAGCGGCGCGGTCCCGGCTTGCATGTCCTTCGAAAAGGGCAGCGGCTCGAGCGGCTGGACGAACCTCATGTCGTTCAAGGCCGCCGATGGCAGCGAGGCCTTCAAGGCCGTCTCCGGCGGCGCCCACCAGGGAAACGTCGACGGCTACATCCAGATCTACGACGAGACGACCGGGCAGGCGCTCTATCTGCTGTGTTATGACACAGTTCCCAGCTAGTCTTTCGCGGGGGGCCCTTCGGGGCCCCCGATTTATCATGGACGACGCGATCGTGGCCGAGAAGATGGCTCTCTATGACCGCCTCTGCGAGGAGGCCGGGAAATACAGCCACCTCTGCGGATTCAAGGACGGGAAGTGCCTCCGAGGCGACCCCGTCTGCTGCATTTTGCAGCCTGGCACTCGAAGAGCGGCCTGTGATAACCTGGATCCGAAGAACGGCTGCCGCGTCGTCTCTCTTCCCTGCAAGATCTGGTTCTGCGGCTTCGTCCGCCAACTCCATCCCGAACTCGATCCTCTCATCGAGGAATGGGGGAAGGCGGCCAAGGCCCTTGCGGGGATGTTATTTTTCCAGTCGAGGACGGATTACGAAAGCTCGCTCAGGCGGGATTAATTTTCATCAAGGAGGCCCATCGTGGCTAAAAAGCATGAACAGCCGGCCAAGGAAGCGCCCGAGACCCAGCCGGCCAAGACGGTCACTCTCAC